ATCACCTGATGGAATGCGGCTTTGGAGAGAAGGTAAAAGTTTTGACAAAGATTTGTTTAGGAAAGGAGAAGGAAATATAGTGGACGCATATCAATATATACTAGATGAGTTGAAGAAAAACCATGCGTCTTGAAGAGAAAATAAAAACAGCTGAAGATCGTATTAAAGAACTTCAACTTCTAATAAATGAATGGAAGAAAGCGATTAATGATAAACGTTCTCAATAAGGTATAATATTTTCTCATTAAGTGTGATATATAATACGGTTGCATATATTACACATGGCTACTATTACTCTTAAATCAGCTGAAGGTGAAGAAAATACTTTTGAATGTGATGAGGATACTACCATACTAGATGCCTTGGAGGAAGCGGGTTTAGAGCACAACTATTCATGTCGTGCTGGATCTTGTTCTTCATGTTGTATGAAAGTTTTAGAAGGAACATTAGACCAAGAGGATCAATTCTTTTTGGATGATGATCAACTTGAAGAAGGATTTGCTCTTACTTGTGTTGCCAAACCAACATCTGATGTGGTAGTATTACTAACAGAACAAGAGGAGAATCTTTAATGAGAGATCAATTAGTTAGAGCATTAATATCACATGCACAAGGAGATATCCAAAAGCATGTAGCAAACGTAGAAGTTTATTTAACTAACCCTGCTGGTATTGGTGAGCATTCTAATATTGTGGAAGCAATTGAAGAAGAACTTAATATGATTGCCAAGTATGAGGATCAAATAACTGTAATTAGAAAATACTTTGACAGTAAAAATAAATAATGTTATAATTAAAACCTTAACCTAGAGATTTTTATGCCTGACGACGAAAGCGTACACATTAACGATCTTTGGGAGGACATGGATCGACTTAATGCATTGTATGAGGAAATGATGTGGCCTCATGATGATGTGTTGGAGTTTGTTCCCGATCATGCTAATGACCAAATTATTATTAAGAGGAAAAAGATTCATGAAAACGACTGAAAGTTATGAACAGTTACTCCAACGTTTTACTAAAAGAGTAAATCAATTAGAGACTGAACAACAGGGTTTGAGACCTTCATATGATAGATGGTTAGAATTAGAGAAACAGTTAGAAAGATTAGAAGGATCCATTCAAGCAATTGAATATTGTGCTTTTGGTAAGTTACCAGGTGATGGTAATCATGATGGTATGAAGGATCATAAACCAGTTAAACACGGTAATTTAGATTCATTAGATTGATTATGTGGTATGTTATAGGTTGGACAATAGTTACATTATGGTTACTATCTAAACTAGGGGTATTTAAAAAATGACTTTCCTAATATCAATTATGTCATTTGCAAATTTTGTATTCTATCCTTTAGTGGTAGGTACAATCATTGCAGTTATAATTGAACAGATACTTAGATCTATAGGTAATGAGTATGATCCTGAAGCAGTTAAAAAAGTAACTATTGCTATGGGAATTAGAAAGTACTTATGGCGACAAGCATGGTTGTTTAATATCATCTGGTTTGTTGGATATGGTATATTGTTAATTATTAATAGACCAGTACAACAACCAATGCCTGACATGATCTGGCAAGGTTAAATAGTTTTTTACAAAAAGGTATCAACGATGACACTTGAGACATTAAATTTTACTGTCTACTCAAAACCAGGTTGCCCCTATTGCGAAAAGATAATAGAAGTGCTAGAATTATCACAACTCAATCATGTGGTCTACACTTTAGATAAGGATTTTAATAGACCTAGTTTTTATGGAGAGTTTGGAGAAGGAACTACGTTTCCTCAAATTGTTTTAAATGGAAAAAAATTGGGAGGATGTAGTGACTCAATCAGATATCTCCAAGAAAAATCAATCCTCTAATTTACCTATAAATAGAGGAGTAGAATTTATACTTGCAGGAGGGAGACCCAAAACTCAAAAGGTCAAACCTGTAGGTATTAGGTTTGAAAAAATTGTATCTTTCTTTAAAAGAGAAATACATTTTACTTTTGAGTTTTCTTTAAGCATCAAGAAAAAGAAAACAGCCCGTGGAGGAGCATTATGGAAATGACCATAGTAACCCTGACACTAACCACAACAGTGTCACTACTTGCATTATTGGTAGGAGGTATGATAGGATGGATGGCAAGACAACATTCATACGAAACAACACCTCAAGTGATCTACACTCATCCAGAGATGTATGATGAAAATGGGAATTTAATTCCTGATGAAATTTTAGCAGTGAGATTTGAACAACATGACACCAGC